AGTATGAAGATTAAATGTTGCATCATACTTTAAAGAAGTATAAATAATAAAAACGATTTAGTTCGAGTAGGCAAGCCCGCCCATTCCGCTCATCACGCGGAGCACATTGTAGTTAGTGGCATACACGCGAACCTTGGCAGTGTCATCTCCTCCGATGGTGTCGTTGGAGAGAACAAGCTGGAGGGTGGCGTTGTCAATGCGCGAGAAGTTGCAAGTGCCGCTCGGCTGGTGCTCCTCCGGGCGGAGGGCGAACGAGTAAACGTTGATACCAGTGTCCGGCGAGCGGGTGTGGTGCTGGTACGGTTGCACCAAATCGAAGTAGGTTCCTTCGCGCTCCGAGAAGCGGTCCTGTCCGTTGAGCTGGAGCTTGGCGGTAACCACGGGGTTCTGTCCCCAGCAGTGCATGCAGAGAGCGGTCTCGGCAAGGACGAAGGCGCCCGAGTCCGAAACAAGCGACTCGGTGGCGGTTCCGCTGCTGAGCGGGGCACCGCTGGTCGGGGCCCAGCCATCAGCGTACGAGGCGGTGGGCCACGCGGTGTCGAGGTTGGCGAAGCGGTTCTCCATTGCACCAGGGTCGACGAAAAGTCCGCTGACAATGAACTCCTCGCGTCCGGCAGCGCCGGGGCCGCTGAAGGCGTGGTACGCGTTCGGGAGAGCGTCAATGCAGTCAGTGTAGTTGAATGGCTGCACACCGAGAGCCTTGTACAACTGCTCACCGGTCTCGAACTGCTTGCAGCAGTCGACGAAGTAGTCCTTCTGGACAGTGAAGACAAGCTCCTTGCACGGGTGGTTGAAGTTGAGCTTGATCTTGTTGCTCGAGGATCCGACCGACTCAGCGCCAGTGAACTGGAGCTGCTCGATGAGGTACTCGTGCGGGTTCTGTGCCATGCGGCGGCGCTCGTCGGTGTCAAGGAAGACGTAGTCGACGTAGAGCGAGGCAGCGACGAGCGACTTGGTGTAAGCGCCCAAAGTGGTCTTGTTGCTGGCGCCATTCCCTCCCGCGCCGTGGAGGCTGTCCACAGCCCACAAGAGGCAGTCAAGTCCGTTCAACTCGAGGTTAATCTTGACCTCGTGGTACTGGAGGGCAATCAAAGGAAGCGCGAGACCCGGGTTGCGGCAGAACCAGAACTGGAGCGGCACGTAAAGGGTGGTCTCCGGAAGCGAGCAGCGCGGGGTGCACACGTTGCACGGGGCGCCAGTGTCGCACGGGGTGTTCACAGTCGAGAACGACGGGTCAGTCAAGTAGGTAAGGGCAGTGGTCTGTCCAACCATCTTCTTGTAACCACGCTCCTGCTCGGCGGTCATGGTGAGCTGGTTCCAGAGGTGCATCCAGTCGCCGTACTGGCGGTCAATGCGCTGACCACCAATCTCAACCTCTACGTAGTCGATCATGTTGATACCCGGGTAGTCGATCCAGCGAGCCCACTGGGCGTCGCGAGCCGAACCCTGAAGGTTGGAGCCATCCTCGGCGGGGCATGCGTTGATCTGCGGGAGCACCACCTGAAGGTAGGTGCGGTATGCAAGGTCACCATTGCGGGAAATGGTGCACTGCACACGGCGGCCGAAGTCGGCCTGGCCATTGAAAGTCTGCTCGATAGATTCCATGGCGAAATTAGTGTGTCTGCGGTAGGTAACCTTCCAGAATGTGATCTGCGGATTCCCAGTAAGGTAAACGTCCTGGGCGCCGTAAGCTACAAGTTGCATCAATCCTCCTCCCATAGTGTTATAATATTGCTAAAGAAAAAAAAAATGTAAAAATGTTTTTTTTCTTTATTTTTCTTCAATTATTAATTATTTTATTTAAATCGAGATTGCTTACCATAAATCGTTTCAAATATGAATCAAGATAAACTTCTTTCTGACCATTGTGGTTTTTACTAAAAACATAACAACTCTCTTTCTTTTTAATAGTCCAACCATTTTCTAAGGCATTAAATAAAAATGCCATTTTTTGTAGTTGAACCATATCTATTTTTAAATCTGCATCAATAGTTGCCATTAATCTTGGCTTAGAAAAGGAGGATTTGTATTAAACTTATTAATTATAAATTTTATTAATTAAAAAAGTAATTATTTATATGTATAATGCCACATTTTAAGCCAAAAGCTTCCAAAAAATTCAAGGTAAATAAGAAGATGGCTGCAACTATAGATAGTCAACATCATGAAAAGATGTCTTATTTTGATAAGATTGAACGTGATAAAATACCAGCTCTTCGATGTGAAAAAAATAAATTAAAAGAGAAACTTAAAGGTACAATAAAAATAGAAGAACGTCATAACATAGAAGATAAGATAAAGACAATAGTAAAACAAATAAAAAAATATAAAAAAGAAAAAAAGGAATATTTGCTTAAAAATTCTCGTTATATTTTTGATTATTTTGAAAAAAAAAGGGAAATATCAGAAGGAAATAGTAAAAAAAAAATACTTCATTCATTCTTTAATAAAAATAAAAAAATAACAACAACGCCGACACCTGAGTTAATGAATGAAAATCAGAAGTATTTGGAAGGAATAGATGAGAAATTCTTAAGCATAGATAATTATAAGCTAAATCATGAGGCTTGTCAAACCTGTGGCGGAGAATTAGTTCCTGTGGATTATGAGGGTATACTGGTATGTAAAAGTTGTTCTAAACAGCAACCATACCTAATTGAGCACGAGAAACCATCTTATAAAGAACCTCCGAAAGAGGTTTGTTTTTATGCATATAAGAGAATTAACCATTTTCGGGAGATTCTTGCACAATTTCAAGCTAAAGAAACAACACAAATACCTCCAGAAGTGCTAGAAGATATAAAACAACAGATAAAGAAAGAGAGAATAGAGTTAAGTCAAATGACAAATAAAAAGGCAAAAGATATACTTAAAAAACTAGGATATAACAAGTATTATGAGCATATTCCATTTATTAAAGATAAATTAGGAATTAAACCTCCTGTAATGTCACAAAAATTAGAAGACATACTTTGTAATCTATTCATGGAAATCCAGCGTCCATATGCAACACATTGTCCAGATGATAGAGTAAACTTTCTAAATTATTATTATGTGCTTTATAAAATGTGTGAATTATTAAATGAAACTGAATTCTTGGCTTATTTTCCAATGCTTAAAGATCCTGTAAAACGTATAGAGCAAGACGAAATTTGGAAAAAAATTTGTAAAGAATTAAAATGGGAATTTATTTCTACAATATGATAAAAAATGAAGTTTCTTATCATAAATTAGTATTGGACTGGAACATTTACCGAGGGAACCCGACAAGGTTTCCGCCGATACCGAATCCGGCACCAGTGCGGGCAGACACGGCCATGCTTGGCACGTAGGTGTCGAGGATGCTGAAAGTGGCAGCAGCAGTCAAGGCGATGAGAAGAACCTCGTCGAGGTTGAGGGAACGCTTGGGGATGGCGTAGGCGGCGACGGCAACCATGAATCCTTCGACTAAATATTTAACGGCACGTTTGATGAGCTCACCCAAATCTAACATTTTATTCACTTCTTGAAGCATATTATAAATATATTGAAGAAAAAAATATATTATATTTTTCAAAACTTAAAATAAAATTGTCTTATATGTTATATAATGTCTAAAGGTTATGAGAGAAGATTGGCGGCCGATGGTTCAGAAAATCCTAAATATATTGACTTGTTAGAGGAAGACAAGCCAATTGCTGGACAAAAATTTGCGTGTGTATCCTTTGTGTCGCCAGAGAATATATTGAAACAGAAAAATGTATATCTATTTGAAGAATTCCTAAAACATTTTGAATTGACTAAATCTATGGAAAAATTTACGCAGTTTTTAAATTTTGTTTCCTATAAGCATGATATAGAATTTGAAGCAGTGATGTCTGATTTTCAAGAATTCCTAAAAAGCGAAAAAGCTAAACTTATAGATACCAATGTTTCAGATGATTATAAAAACTTCTTAGATGCTAAAGAAGAATCATTGGTTGAACAATTTAATATCACAAATAATTTTCAAACAAGTGTCCGGGGGCTAAAGATTCGCGGATGTTACTCTACCCAACAAGAAGCTGAGTTGCGTGCTAAACTTCTGCGAGAGATTGACCCAAATCATGATGTGTATGTGGGACCTGTCGGCATGTGGATGCCGTGGGAACCTGAAGCATATAAGACTGGTCGTGTTGAATATATGGAGGATGAACTAAATCAATTAATGAAGGAGAAGAATGAAAATGAGAAACATGCCCGCGATGCATTTGAAAAACGTGTGAAAGAATCAAAACGTCGTGCTATTGAAGAGAATAAAAAGAAAGCCTTAGAGACAGGTAATAAACTGACACAGAATATTAATGAAAAGGGTGATCTAGTAGGTGTGGCTGGTATGTCAACAATTGAGTCTTCATTGGGAGAAGGTGAAGTGGTGAGCTCTGCGGATATCAGAAAGGAATTATTTGAAGGTGACAATATACGCACTAGTGATAAACCAGATGCAGTAGAGGAGTTTAAGCAACGCGCAGAACGCGATAATCCAACTAAAAATGTTAAGTTGGCTGTTGTAGAGGAGGATTCACAGGACGACAAACAAAGTAAAAATTGAAGTATTTTATTGGTAAGAAATTAAATATTCATACAAATATTATGGACAACAAAAGTAAGAAAACAAAAAAACCGCGCTGCAATCACCCGGAGTGTAAAAAAAAATTAAAATTAACTGATATGCCTTGTCGTTGCAAGCTTAGTTTTTGCTCTAAACATCGTCTTCCAGAACAGCATAACTGCCCTTATAATTTTAAGAATGAAAACAAGGAGGACTTTATTAAACGCGCCGGACTAGGTGGAGGACAATATACAAAGATTGAAGTAATTTAAATACATATTTCTATATATTTCAATAAATATATGGAAAATTCAGAAATTGTGAAAGAAACATTAATTATTAAACCGCCGGCTCCTTTATCAAACGTAAAGACTTGTGGAGAAGCAGGCGCAAAGCTAACATATACACCTTTTAAAACACCACCGCAGTCTCCCTTACCCGAACTGCCTAAGAAAAAACAATCATGGTTATCATTTTTAAATTTTCGATGGTTCACAGCACCCTTTTCTTAAACTACCATTTACTTTTTTTAACATTAATTCTTGGACCTTTTTTAACTGCTGTTGGGTCATAGGTATCATCCTCATCATCCGAACCCACACCTTCAGACAAGGCCCAAAATTCCGCAGAACCTAGTTTGAAATCATCATGGGGGTCTGCCTTATACCAGAATATTTGATCTTCCAATTTATTGGATTTTGCATTGTTAGCTATAACTAAACATTCATAATTCTCTGTGCATTGATCCATAACTTGACAAAAGGACTCGAATGTAGGAAACATTCCTGCATAGTTTTCATATATTCGCTTTCTATTTGTAAGATAAGGTTCTCGAAGAATGAAAGTATAATCAATATTTGTGCGTAAATTAGGTGGAACTCCTAACGGATACTGCATTGTAATTGTTGTCATAATCTTCCAATGCCGTCCATTCATAAATAGCAATCGCATCATTTTATCACGCGCCCACCCATTATCCCAAAGACAATCATCCAGTATGACAAATGCACGCCCATCTATATTAGAACGACCATATGCTTCATTCTCCTTTTTAATTTGTTTAAGAACTATTTTTTGACGTTTTAAAACATTTTCTATAATTGCTGTATTGTATTCATCATGAATAAATAATTTTGGTACATGTTTAGAGTAAAAACCATTACCAGACTCAGTTCCGGATATAACAGTGCCAATAGGTATATCTTGGTGGTAGTATAATAAATCTCTAACTAAAAAACTTTTTCCTGTATCACGGCGCCCTATAAAAACAATAACAGGTCCAGCAGCTTCATCTGATTTAAATGAAATACTTTTCATATCGAATTTTTTAAGTTCTAAATTCATTATTTTTCATTTAGAATATATTTCAAAGTTAAATACGCAATATATGGATAATTTTAATATTTAGTTGTTGTATTATCTAATGTTTGAGATTAGTTATGTTAAAAATAAAAAGTCAGCATTGCCAACTACTTTAGCAGGTATTACTAAAATGCAAAATTATATACCTATCTATCAAAAGTATTTTAAATTATCAGAAAAGAATTTCAATAATATTAATTTAAATAATCGTTTTCATGCTACAGAATTTCTTAAAAAGGAGAATG